GCAGCAATTCTTGCTTGTGCTGCCCTCTTTCTTTCCTCTTTTGCTGCTGCTGCCTGTGCAGATGCAGCAGAACCTCTCTCCTGAGTTGGTTGTTGTTCTCTGGTTGAGCGTTGTCTTTGCTGACCAATGTCCTTTCTTGGTTTATATCCAACTGGTGCAGTTTTGCCACCACCAACTGCTTTCATTCTTCTTCTTTCTGGTTCTGATTTCTTACGCTCAGCACCAATTCTTCCACCTTCACCTTGCTTGCGAATCTGTGATCTTCCTGCTACTTCAGGATCATATGCTTCTGATGTTGACTTTTTCTTACTGCTATTAAATATTGTCTTTTTAAGTTTATTCAGTCTCTTATTGAATCCTGCTTGTTGTCTTGCTTGAAAACCAGGATCGCCACCAGTAGTAGAAGCAGTGACTGCACTTCTTACTCCTGCCGATTCTTGAAATTGCTTAAAGGTTTTCATTTCTGGACTTTACTCTGTCCAATTATTTATTCTTCCTAAGTTTATCAATAAACTTGCGTGCTGTCAAGACATTGTTGCAAATCTTTATGACACTGCCATGTTGTATGATTGCTAGTTTTGTATTACTACCCATCACAGGAACAGCAGCACACATATCCTCATCTTTCCAATTCTTACCTACAATAAACCCATAACTTCCTGGTTTTGGATTTAGAATAGTGTAATGTGGATCTCTTTGCAAATCCTTCACAATTACCTCCTAACAACACTAACTGCTGCCTCACCTTTCTCAAAGACAGTATCAACAACTGCTTGGATGCTCTTTGCAGTGCTGATGCCCACTTTATCATAGACTGGCACACAAACCAAACCAAACTTCTTAGAAGTGTCACCCAAACGAATTACCCTGCCAATGGTCTGACTAATGCCAATGTAGTCCATGTTGCGCATAAACAACACTGCCTCAAGTCCACTGACATTGATACCCTCTGCCAGGATGCTGTGATGTAGAACAACAAACTTCTTAGTGCTATCCTTACCCCATGCATTGAGAGTCTCGAAGAATACCTCACGATTGACCTTCTTGCCATCAATAACAGCACCAGTCTTAGATGTAATATACATCCAAGAATAACCTCTCTGATGCAGTTGCTGGCAGAAGTCAGATTCAGACACCAACTTGACAATCTGCTTGGTAGAGCGTGCACAAATCAGGATCTTATTGAGGGAGTTTTCATCAATAGTCTCCAGCATATTGCTAGCATCACGCTCAGCAATTATCTGCTTATCCTGCACCATAGGCAACTGCTTCACCACAACTTTAGGAGGGAGGATATAACCCTCTGCAACCATTTGAGTAGCAGGAACCTGTGCAATCACCTGACCATAAACTTCAGGCAGGTTCATGCCTGGTTTAGAGATAGTCAGAGAATGTTTGGGAGTTGCAGTAAAGAAATACTTGCGACTTGCCTCCTGAGAGAAATACTCAACAGCAGGGAAGAAGTGACGCTGGACACTGTTATGTGCCTCATCAAAGTAGATAGTATCCACTTCAATCTCTGCCTCTTGAATACGATGCAGGGAGTTGTAGGTGGTGAAGATCAACTGATGCAGATTCTGAATCTTGCAGACATCATGATGGCACTTGATTACATCTACTTTAGTGGTGCTCACATGATGAGTCTCACCACTGTGAACATGCAGCACCTCAGCATTAGTAATGTGCTCAAGATACTCAGAAGAGAGTTGCTCAGCAAGCAAGATGCGAGGAGCAACAACTACAATGGTCTTGGGAGTATCAGAAGCAAACTGACGCTTTGCATCCATAATGCCCACTAGAGTCTTACCGGAACCTGTGGGAAAGATGCACTGCCCAAGATTATACTTAAGCAGTGCATCAAGTGCAGTTTGCTGGTGAGGACGAAGAGTAGGCATCAATGTATGACTTATGTTGTTAGGACAGTTTGGGGGTTACTAACAATAACCCCCCAGAAGTATCAATCTTCTTTAGGTTTGCCTGCTTGGGAAGGACCAACCCAAACCTTTCCTTCTTCATGCCAGTGCTTTACAAAAGCACGACGCAACTCAAGCAACTCAGCATAACGTGCTTTCTGCTCAGAGGTCCAGACAAGGTTTTGATGGCGACTCACTTGAGTTTTCAACTCAAGCATTTCACGAACAATATTAGAGGAGTGCATAATGATAATGTGGTTGTGCTTACACTAAAGGGACAATTTGGAGGTTACTAATTTTAACTGCTTTAGATTCTAGTACCTGAATCTCATTTTGACATTCAGAAAATATCAACAATCTAGCAGGAGATCTTTGATCATTTGGAGGGAGTTGCAATACACAATATGACCTGTCAATGAAATCAATAACACCTTTATGTCCTCTGTATTGAACAAAATCTCCCTCATACAATTTCATAGAAATGCTGCCTCCAATGGGTTCAAATGAATGGGCATAGATGTATAGTTTCTAGTATCTTCAATCCTAACTTTTTGCCCTACTGTCTTTGCATTGACTGGGGAGTAGTATTCATCTGTTTTTGTTTTGTAGAAACCCCAAATAGTTCTAACAGACTCACCACCAGAATAAATGTAAGGATAATGATGGCGTAACCAGATGGCACTATAACCCCTCTTAAATTCTTCAACCTCATAACTATAACCTTCTGGGGCAATGTGGGGAAAACCAGGAGGAAGTTCAATCATACTATTTTGACTCTTTGATATCTTGAAGTTTGAAGATAAGAGATTTGAGATTCTCAATCTCTTTGTTCTTTGCCTCTATTGCTTCTTCCAGATGCTTGACAGTTGTCTGGAGGTTAATAAGCAATGACTCTATAGATTGTGTTGTCATAAGATTCTAGGTGAGAAAGGAAGTAACAATTCCTGATTCTACATCTTCTGTAATCTTATATTTATCCCCTTTGGTAATATTTTCCCTTAAATGACCATAGTGTTCAGGATACTGCTCATCATCAGCATCAGTGATTAGATCAAAACATTCTTCATCATTATCTGCAATTACATTCCATACTCCACCATATTCTGATTGGGGAAAGGGAACAAAATGATCCACAATGTATAGAAATTTAGTCATTAACCTTTTGGATTTGTTTCTTAACTGTATCAGATTTAGATGATGGTGTCAATAGGGATAATTGCCTTTCAAATTCATACTTTAGAGGAAGAAGATGAGATGTAATAAAACCTGCATATTGGAGACCTTTGGACAACTCCATAATGTTATCAACTTGCATCAATGCAAGATGGATCTTTTCTCTTTGATTCATACAAATTCTTCCAGATAATAGTTCACAGTCACACCAAGTTTGTCTGCTTCTATTTGACAAATCTCCATAAACAATTCGAACTCATCTGTGTCCATATTTTGTAGGGTTTCATCAGTCATTGGAACCTACCTTGAGTAAAGTTGGCATAAGAAAAGATATACCTATCCACAAGTTTAATCATACCATACTTGTTGGTCATTACAAACCCTTCTTGGTTGACTTGCTCACCACAAATGTATGCTTTGGGGCAATCATAGACAATCATAGATTCCATCAAGTCCCACTTGATGTCAATAACCAACTGATACAGGTTGGCAAGTCTGGGATCACCCAAAACATGAGTCAAAGTATCATCACAGAGAGGATGTTGTGCTTTGATGAGTGCATTGATGCACTGCTTTGCTTCCTTTGCTTCTTTCTTGGTAAGGAACTTGATACCTTTAGTATTGATCATAGGTGCGGAAGTATTGCCCACAACCCTATCAACAGTTGGTTGAATAAACTTACACTTATCAGTGCTGATGAGTTCACCCTCAAGAGGATGTGCTTCCATCTGATTGAGAATGTCCCCAGTGTAATAGGTATGAGGAGCAATAATGATATTCTCCTCAATCACATCAGGAAACTCATAGGTAATGGTGTTGGGTTTGAAGGTATCAGAACCACCAAATCCAATAAAATCACCCTGATACACACCCTCAGTAACAGGAAGATTCAGATAGCAAGCACACAGAACCTCAATCAAACTTGCATGAGTATCAGTATCATAGAGACGAAGGATGTCATCAATGGTATAGCAAATCTTGATCTTCTTCTTGTTGAATACACTTTTAGTACCAACAAAAGATTTGCCATTCTCAGGATTCACACCCCAAACAACACTTGGTGCTCCGTCAATCTTCACAGAAATATTACTCTGACGCTCATATAGCGCATCAAAAACTGAAAGATCACCAGTGAGAATGGTATCTTCAGGATGCTCAAGGTGTAGAAGTGGCATAATTAGGGTGTCTCTTACCTATGGTACAGTTTGGAGGTTACTAACAATAAAAAAAGAGGGATTGCTCCCTCATTCTACCACACTGCTGTAGGTGCTATTTACTTTATCCACCAGTGCAGTTCGTTGCTCTGAAGTCATCAGATTGTTACGACTGAAGTTGATGAAGGCAAAAAGTCCAATGAGTTCCATAACACCATTGAACACTGGAATTGCATCAACAACAGCAACAACTTCATGAATAAGAAGTTGAGCAACAATTACAACAAAAAGAATAGCAGTGCTAAGACCAATGTTCTTTAGAAGTTCATTAGAAACATTCTCAGACAGAAAGGTCTTGACTTGTGCGATTTTGTCTTGCATTATAATAAAAGGTGGGGCAGGGTGCCCCTCACATCAGTGGAACAATTTAGAGGTTACTAACAATATCAGTCATCATAGACTCTACACTCAGATGCATCTGGGTGAGTGTCACAATATAACTCAAGTGGAGTTGGATCGTGTGATTCACCAGGATGATTCTCTTTATATGCTTTCAGTGCTTCTAATTCTTCTTCAGTATGACGACGTGACTGTGGTGAAATAGTAGGGTCACTCAGAAGTTCCTCATCCTTCTGAATGTGCTTGTCGATGTTTTCCATAGTTTTGTAACAGGATAATACTTATTTATTGGGGGGTGTCTGATTTCTTGCCTTCCAAACTCCTTACCATAAGTTCAGTGAACTTTTCCATTTTATGGGCAGAAACGGTATGTGGTGCATAAGTGATTGCATCTTTG